GTAAGCCAGTACTCCTTCAGGTAGCGGCCCTCATACTTAGCCTAGAGAAGGCTGCTACTAGGTATGACTTTATTAAACAAGGGGATCTTTATCAAGGGCCTAGGGCAATTTGGTTTGATTTCACCTTAGGAAGGTGGGAGCATAAAGAAGGCCTTGAGCTAGACACTTTAGTGGACAGTGCCATAGATAGGATTCTTAAAAAGGAGCAGCAAGATGGCAAAGCAGATAGTAAATAAGGACGGTATCATAATCCCTCAAGGGACAATGGAGGACTTCAATCGTCCTAATCATGCAGACTTCATGACGCATTCAGAGCTGAAAGCAAGAGGCTTCTCTGGGCTACGTCATAACAGTCTTAATAATGATGCTGAGATTTGGATAGGAGGGGAGATACAGGCTACAGTAACTGAGATCCAAATCAGCCTTGATCCTGATGCACTTAATAAGGCTTTCGAAAGAGTGTTCGCACTTGGCGATGTAATGCCAGACCATGCCCAGGCTAGGGCTTCTAGAGGAGATAAGTAATGAGCAACGGAGAGAAAGACGCTACGGGTTTAGGGCAAGGTTTATATGGTAAGGGATTTGCTATTGATCCTAAGCCAAAGGCCGAAGGCCAGTATTCAGCAGAAGGACTGCTAGAAGATGGTTTGAAAACTCTGTCAGAACGTGGGCAGCAGTATGATCCGAAAGGCAAGGCAGAAAGAAGCATGGAAAAGATCGTAGCTGCTTTCCAGATCATCACCGGCAAGCAATTGACCGAGGCCGAAGGATGGATGTTTATGGCTGTGTTGAAGCAGGTGCGTTCATTCCAGCGGCCAGGATTTCATGCCGATTCCGCACAGGATTTCGTGTGCTATTCTGCCCTGTATGGGGAAGCCAAGGCCAAAGAAGGCGACAGGGAAGGTAGGGTTTTGGTAAGACCTGAGCATCTTGATGAGCGTCGTGGAACATGCGGTTGTGAGGTTAAAGAGGTGGTTAAGCCAACCATTATGAACTCTGTCCAAGCTCAGCGAGAGTTCGAGAAGATACATAAAGGGCCTCCTGGTTATATAGCTCAGCAGGTATCAGAGGAAGCAAGGAACGAGCTGAGATCTAAAGCTTTTATTCTATACCTTCAAGCAGCCAAGTCCATGCAAATACGATGCGCTTCTTCTTGGCATGATATGCACCCAGCAGAGCAGAAGGCTTGGCTAGGGCAGGCTATGGGGATGGAGCCAGCAGACAATAAGCTTCCTATCATAGATCCCACCACTAGAATAAAAGATCCTAAGACAGGTCTTGACCTTCCCGTCTAGGCAAAAGAAAGCCCCTTCTGGCCGAAACCTTTAGGGGCTTTTTCACGTCTATACTACATCAGCACTTCTTACCGCCACCACCTTTGCCTTTACCCTTTGCCACGTAAATCACCTCCTTTCATAAGATCTTTATTCATCCAGCATATCTATCATATGATTAAGAGCATTATCGGGTTTCATCTTATCCTTCAAAGGCCCTACCATACTCTGCTGAGTCTGCACTGTAGCTGTTCGTACTGCGCTTCTCCAGCCTGTAGCAGTACCTCCATTGTGCATATAGTCAGCTGCAATCCTCTCCATGTTATCACCATCTAGTGCATCACTTCGGATAGCAGTCTTAAGTCTTGCAGTAGCCTTAGCTCGTTGCTCTCTATCCAAGCTTCCGTACATAGTGTTAAGATGGTTAGCCTCTCGAAGCATAGCCTCCTCAGTTGGCCTAGTTGACAGCAGACGACTCATGATTCCAGTAGCAGTCCATACCTCGTTAGGCCCTTGCACTGTATTGCCCTGTGATGTGATAGAATACCCTGAAGCTATTTCAGCCCCTCTAGCCAATGGTCTGCTAATACTTTGTAGTGACAACGCCTGAGTAATGGCTCTTCCTACTGTCTCATCCTCAGCCCCTACTGCACCTACCACCCGTCCTACACTCTGTACAGCTTGGCCCATCATCTGCACAGTAGGCAGCATAGTCAGGTTAGCAGGAGTAGCAATACGAGGAGACATCTCGCCACGAGTATAGAATGCTGGCCCTAAGCTGCTTGGCAATCCATACAGGGTAGCCCTTGCGATAGGGTCTGAGACAGATCGTAATAGGCCAGTCTGCAAGTCAGTATGATCCTCAGAGTAGTGTTCCCCAATCAGCTCTGAGATAGGCTTGAACCCAGGCAATGATCCAGCTCCGAAGATAGTGGTCTGCGCTAGCATCATCTTGCCAAGACCCTTGTAGTCCTTCAGCTCCAAGTGCCTGTACATACTCTGAGCATACGTAAGCATGTAGGTCTGGAACAAGCCCATAGCCGTACCAAGGGTACCTTGGAAGAACACAGGGCGCTGAGAAGAATGGTAGTTGCCAATAGTCTTATCCATGAACTGCCTGGCAAAGATAGTGATACCCTCGTCACCAAGCTCAGGATACATACGCTTAGCTATCATAGCCCCAGTGTACATAGAGACCTTACGCACAAAACTCTCACTGTAGTCAGCCCCCTTAGACAGCATGTTAACTATCTTAGAATCGATCAGCTTCTCAGTAGTAGCAATAATACCTTGATCGAATTCACGTGGCAGCTTTAGAACCTTAGAGGCCTCTGACACGATGCTATCGAAGTACCCACGCTTAGCCCACATATCTCCCAGATGCTCGAACTTAGGAGAATTCATTGCACGAATACCATCATGCATAGCTTCTGCCAATTGTACTTTGCCAGTTCCTAGCTTAGCTCCCAAGAAATGGGATGGCAATTTCTCTGCAATAGCAGAAGCAGTAAGGATTGGCAACGACATAGCATTGACTAGTGGTTGAGCAGTCTCAGCGAAGCGGAGAGCAGCAGTAGCAGCAAGCGCATTGGATGCATAGATAAGGCGTGGAGTAACATTCTTAGACTCAGTTAACTTCCCAATCTGCCAAAGCTTCTCAGCTTGTTCTCCGAATACAGCATAAGGATTATGAACACCAGCCTCAGTCAGCTTCTTACTGAAAGCTTCGTAGTCAATGACAGGTGCATCCTTCTTGAGAGCTGCAAAGAAGCCCTTAGCTGGTTTATAGACCTCTTTGAAAATATTACCAACCTTGCCTAACACATAGCCAGTAACAGCTTCGAAGCTTTGATTCGCTCCAAGCCAGCTAGTGTAATCAGGAAGGTCAGACAGGCCAAGCAAAGCATTGCGCATAACCTGAGCAGCATCCTTTTCTTTACTCAAAGCCTTAGCAATTACACCAAGAGGCTGCGAAGCAGTAAGCCGCTGATTCATGGTAGACATCTTCTGCAAGCTATCGCTTACATCAAACATACTGATCTCTGCCATATGCCTAGCATGAGACTGCACAGTGTGCTCGATACCGCCAACGATAGCTCCCAGGATATCAGCATTGCTCTTGACGATCATGGAAGTAGAAGCCCCTGAGTGGAACTTTTCGATATTAGCTACCTTCATACTGAGAGGGTCAAGCCTAGCATTTAGCAGATTCATAGCAGCTTGCTCAGACTTGTATACAATCTCCACAGTCCCATCCTGCAGCAACGAAGTAATAGTAGGCTTGAACTCCTCAACGGCTTGCTGAAGCTCTGCTGCCGTATTGCCCCATAGCAATTGAGTAGTATCATCGGCCTTGTTCCACACGTAGGCAATGTGCTTGTCCCTAGGATTAAATGCAGGAATCCATGTCCCAATGTTGTGCATATTGGGCTTGCCTTGGATCTTATTCAGTGTATTGCGTACACCGTAAAGCTCCTCGCCTACTTGATGCAAGCGAGTAAGAACGCTATCTACAGAATCCGAAACGATCTTAAATTCTTTGCCTTGGAAGAGCGCAGGAACCAAGACCTCTTTCTTTACACCGTCTACTAACTGCTCTTCCATCTTCCAGAACTGACGATCTTTATAGATTCTGTATTTGCTAAGCTCTGCATTAAACTTAACCGCTGTATTCAGCTCCAGTAGTTGCACCTCGTCCTTAGCAATACGCTCCATATGCAAGGTCATAGGCTCAAGCATACGAGTCATAGTACGATTAGCAAGCCCTTGTACTTCCTTGCCTATATGAGTAGCTACAGCAGAGAAGTCTCCCATGTTGCGGCCGTATTGGTCTAACGAAGTTAGAAAGCGATTAGGGTTAGTTTTTGCGGTTTATGAAGGTGGCGAAATTGAAACAACACGCCAAGTATGTGAAACGCTCTTTTTCGTATCTTTCTATTTCTGTTGCCATTTTATTTGGGTTAACGATTAAGTAATAATGAATTATCTAGCATGTATTCACTTAAATCAGATGTATCGAATTCGTCTTTTAATTGCGTTACATCAAAATCAATATTTCTATTGTTTTCCAT